ACTTCATTCGTTCTGACTGCGACATTGGCTGATTTGGGTCAGATTGGCCATTTGCCTTTTGTTCTTTCTCTTTTTGCTTATTCCAGCGTTCTATAAGCCATTTTCTGTAAGGTACAGGGAGACCCATGACCTTCTCAAGATCGCCTGTTTGGAAGGCATACATATAGTTAAAGCACTCTTCAAGAAATAAATCTTGTTTAGTTGCCGAGGTCAGGCCAAAAAAAGCTTATCCCAAGTGGGATATTTACCTCCGACTGATCGGAGCAATGAGGGCACGAGACCTCTTGTTTCATCTCCACGCCAGGCTCAACCTTATCAATATAGCGTCGTAGCGCCCGAGAATCGCCCGCACGCATGTTATTAATTATGTAGCTTAGCTTCTGTCGATCTGTTTCTCCATTAATTGCTATGACCGAATAGAAGAGTCTAGAGGTAACAGAATTATCAATTTGAGTTTGCAGTTTCTTCTTTTTCTCAGCGACTTTTGAAATTTCAAGTTCATCGCGGCCAGTTAACAATTTAAGTTGCACAACTTGACCAGATCCTGGCAATGTATACTCAAATAAATTTTCATTTTGTCTCAGCGGTGCAGATGATAAGGTCTTAACCTTTAATTGAGCCAAACTAAACTCGTTTTCATAATCTTCAGAGCAGGCAGGACATTGAATTTTTACCTTATAATCAGAACCATAGCCTGTTATTCTTATTGCAACGAGAATAGCATTTCGGTCTCCGACGAGCATATCATCAGGATCAACAGATTTGTTTAGTATGCAAGATTTCAAAAGCTGAGAGATGACCGTTCCGTTTTTAATAAGGGCGCGGGATGTCAAAATATCCTCTTCTTTGGCAGTGAGACATTTAATTTCTAGGCTTTCTTCATTGCTCAATGGATGTCCGATAGGATATACGAGACCTTTGCTTGGCAATGTAACATTTTCAACGGGAACGTCAAAACCTGTTTCCTTAGATACGCTCTCCAATTTTGATGCCTCTGTGGCTTTTTGAAAAATAGAATCAGACATTAATAATGCTCTCCTTGTTGTATACGATAATTAGTAAAACGCTTAAAAATCTGTTTAGATTTTAAGCATAACATAAACTATAGAAAAGTAAAGATATTTAATAAAGCGGTCTTGTAACGCAAAATGTCAAAATTGTAAAATACTCTGATCGTAACGCAAAACGAGAGATATTTCAACAGGATCGCTGGAGGCATAATCAAGATCGTTGAAGTTTGCTTCCTGGATCCAGCAGCCCTGTAATTCGAAATCTTCCACTACTGCACCGACAGGATCAAGAAGCTTTAAATTAATTGTCTTCTTATAAAAGGCTGCATATCCCATACGACCAGTGACATTTTCCCAATCTAGACGGATCCATTCCATCACTTTCTGAGCTGCACTAGGTACAATAGGATCATACAATGTCAAATTAAGAGGTGCCCATGTGCCTTTACCAGATAGATATCTCTTCTGATTAATATAATCAATTACAGTTTCATCAAAGGTAAGCTGTGGGCGAGATGCTGTTTTGGCTGTAAATGCATCTATTCCATTAATTGCAATTATCCATCGAAATTTTCTTTTTGGCTCGTATGTATCGGCGAGCATTGTCTGGATGTCTAAAATTTCAGCCATTCTTTTGTTAAATCTCCGTGTTTATAAATATATCTATCTATAAATTTTTACTCTTCAAATGAAGCTCCACTACGGCTTACAATAAAGTCAATGCTAATAGCTTCTGCTGTTCTTGTTGGGATTAGAAAGATCTTTCCCTTCAACTGATTTCTATCAATCAATTCAGGAGGACTTGTCTTCTCGTCCATTACGACAAGGAACTTATCTAGACCTTGCTTTTGCTGAATATCCGCAAGAATAGGATTGACAAGCTGTTTAAACCTTGTCATCGTATTTGCATTTCCAGGCTCAAACACAAGGAATTTAACCGTGGATGCAATAAGCTTTTTCGCTCTAATGAGCAATCTACGAACATTAATTCTGTCTAATGCCGAAGGCTTCAATTGTAGGTTCTTTTGTCCCCAAATTACACCCTGAGGCACATCTGGGAATCTAGCAATTGGATTAATTCTAGCATCATACAGGGTATCTCTTTCTGTTTGTGTAAGTTGATCTTCAACGCCGAGAACATCAAAACCAATTGTGTCTCTGCCGAGGCCAGCTCTATTCAAACCAGCAGGAGCAAACCATGGGTAAGATACACGGTCATTGAAAGCAATTGCACCAACAGCGGCAAGAGATGCTGGAACAACCTTAGCTACCTTATTAACGTCATCAAAAACTTTGATTGATGGATAATACATGCCTGCGTAGCTTGTGTCAAAACCACGACCACGTACTTCGCTGACTACAGCAGTAACCGTAGAACCAGTTACGTCGGCAACATAAAATGCATCTGATCTGTCTGAAATCTTTGTAATAGCGTAGTCTACGACTCTGCTACTATAAATTCCAGGAATTGCCAATAGATTAATATCAACAAAATCGGGATCCTTTATAATATCAACAGCCTGTCTCAACGCCTGCGTGCCAAGCTGAGTTACTGTTGCAAGCTGCGCTTCATTGTCCAAAGGATTTGATAATCTCCTATCAAAGCCATCAAAACCAAACGCAATAGGAATAGTAAATTTTGCCAAATCTGAAGCAAGCACCGTATGAGCTGTGGTGTCTCCAGGAGATTTCTGCGAAGCAGCAGGATTTGAAGCATTATAGAGCGCCGTACTCGTAGAGTTTCCAGAAACATTCGTTAAGGTAAAATCTGCATCAGATCCAGTCATTGTTGGCAATAACGTAAATCTTGATTTAACAGAACCAGAAAGAACAGTTTCCATACCAAAATAAACGTATGTTTGAGCTTCAGCTTGTGTTTCTTTGTCCTTTAGATCTGCAACGTATGGTAACGCAACAATACCATTTGTAACATTGGCATTTACTCCAGTGTCAGCACCACCTGTACCTGAAAGAATCATAAGAGCTGGCTTTGCCAAGCCTCTGAATCCCCAAGGCAAAGCTGTACCTGGCACAGAGCCCGTGGTCAATTCAACACGAATAAGCTTAGAACCGTTGCTATAGCTTCCATATTCAACCATCTTGTCTCTGGCTGCATCATATTGCAAATATTTGTCACCAATGACACGAAGGATATAATTTGTATCTGTATTATCCAAAGAAAGATTTGGGAACGATTCTACAACACTGACATTTTTATCTGTATCGCCAAACGAACGAACTTCAACATCAAATTTTCCAAAATCATTTACACTTGGAGCAGCAGAAACCTTAATGTTCTTAATAGAAATTTTAAATCTTCCGTTTTCTGCTTCGCCGTGGCCGAGTGTATGAAATTTAAAAAGATCATATTCTGTGCCAGCACTAAAAGTTTGAGACTTTACCCATGGCGTTGAACCAGAATTGTAACCAATTTGAAAATTTGTTATTGCGTAGCTGGCAGAAGAAAATAGAGCATTACCACCAGCCAATATTTTGGTAGCGTAATCATATACGTCGCGAACATAATATCCCTGTTCGGTAAATTTGGTAGGATCTGTATTAAGAACCTTTTTAATGTAATTTGAGCTACCAGTCAAGAAAGATGCAGTAATACCAACACCAAAAACACCGCCATTTGTACCAGTACCACTAAGAAACAATGTATCGTTTCCGAGATCTGTAACCTTGACACCAGAACTTCCAGTTATTTCAAGAAGAGCAAGGACGGCGCCGACGGAACCTGAACCTGCGGTAATACCCCAAAGACTGTCGGCTGTATAACCTGGTGTAACGGCTGCGCCGTTTACAGATCTACTGCCAGGTCCAAGAACACGAACAATATTTGCTGAACCTGCATTTTTGAGATAGGCGCGAGCATAATATCCAAGCAAATTTTTATTGTCAAGATCTCCAAAGTAGTCCACATATTCGCTATATGTTGTTACATTAACTGGAACAAAAGCTGGACCTTTTGGTGCTGCTCCCAATAGGGCTGCTCCGATAGAACCAACTCCAGGTCCCAAGAACGAAACATCAACTTCGTTAGTAAAAACTCCTGGACTGACAAAACTTTTAGCCATGCGACATTAAGCCTCCAATAGGGCAACTAAGGTAAATTTTCTATATTATAAATAGCTCTAATTATTGCAAAAAGAAAATTTAACCAAATAATTTCTCAAATTCTTCCAATGATATAAACGATTCTTTCAGTTTTACGTCTGTTACGCTTTGATCCTTAAAAACAACCTTACTGCCATCGTCTGTTGAGGATTCTGATTTATTTCTTCCATAAGCTAATGACTCATCATCTGGGTCCAATATAAA